CATCGCTGGGATAAACCGAGGCGACAACCTACACTTCGGCAACATACAAATAAGCAAAACCCTGACAGAGCAATTGTCTAGTAGACCCCAAACGCTTACCTACGCCAATTCCGTCAAATCCAGGTTTGATGATTCGGAATATGCCAAGGGCAAAAGAGGGGCCGAGCTACATCTGAGGCAGTGGTGCCGAGAAAACGGCATACTCTTTAGAAATTGCTATCTTCCCAACCTGATTGGGCCATTTGGTAAGCCAAACCACAACATGATTGCCACGACGATAGTGCACAACTTGGTTTATGGCATAGAACTACCACCCCTAAATAACCAAAGATTTGGTATGGGGCTTTTATCAGATGCGGCTATTGAACTTTGCAGGGTCAAGAACTGGCCCCGTAATATTCAGACCTACGAAACCAGTGCCCAAGACCTTGCGATTCGGTCGGAACGATTATTAGAAAACCAGGTAGCCAAAGACCCGCTAGACCATGCCATTGTGGCTATGATTGAGGAAACAAGGCAAAAACGCCAGAGCAATCAAGGGATAAACTAGAGTTATGGCAATTACCCAAGGATATACGACCCTAGCAGAGGTCAAAAATATACTAAGAATCACAGATGCGGTAGACGATAGCCTTTTAGAGACCTGTATAGAGTCAGCAAGCCGTCAAATCGATAGCCATTGTGAGCGTGTCTTCACAACTGGCACGGCTACTCGCAAGTTTGTTCCAAACGATTCTTATGTGGTTCAAATTGACGACCTTGTATCCCTAACTAGTTTAAAATCAAGCTCAGATGCCGATGGAGTCTATGACATTACCTGGACAGCCTCGGACTATCAGCTAGAGCCACTGAATGGGACAATCAGCGGTGTTTATACCCCCTACACCCAGATTCGAGCTGTTGGCGATTACTTGTTCCCAACCGTAAACTTTCCTGATTCTCAGGGTGAGGCAACTGTCGAGGTTACTGGCCTATTCGGCTATGCCACGGCCATTCCCACAGACGTAAAACAAGCTTGTAACCTTCTTGCCATCCGTCAGTACAAACGCTACGACAGCCCACTAGGAGTAGCTGGATTCGGTGAAATCGGTGTTGTTAGGGTTAGTCGTGTAGACCCCGATATCGAGGCCCTGCTGGGCCCATACCGCAAAATCAGGATGGCCTAGTGGCTGACATAAGCAGTATGAGGGATGGTCTGGCGACCAACCTTCTCACTATCCCTGGACTTAGGGCTTCGGCCGAGATACCCGACAACCCCAGCCCCCCAATTGCCATTATCAATCTTGATACTGTCGATTATGACGGGGCTTTCAATGGGGGCTTGACTAAATACAATTTCATTGTAACCATCATCGTTGGCCGTGCCGCCGAGAGGACAATGCAACGAAAGCTCGATTCCTATGTGCAACCGACTGGAGAACAGTCGGCGAAAGTTGCGATAGAATCGGATAGAACTCTCAACGGAGAGGTGTATGACCTTAGGGTTGAACGCTCCAATGTTGTGGGTTCGATAACAATAAATGACCAAATCTATCTGGCGGCTGAATTCACAGTCACCGTCTTTGCATAAGGAGAAAATAATATGGCTAAATTCGTTGTCACTGCAAATACAGTGACTTTGAATGGAGGAACAGTTAGCCCAAGCGTAGCTCGTGCTGAACTCGTTCTGAATTCAGCCGAGGTGGATGTAACAGACTTCGGTTCTAATGGTTGGACAGAGGTAATCGGCGGACTAAAATCTGGAACCGTTTCCCTGGACTTCCACTCTGACTTTGGCGTTGGGGCAGTATCAACATTGTTCCAAGACCTTGTCGGAACCATCGGAACCGTTACACTAATTGCTGGTAACGGAACCGCACCATCGGCAACGACACCTCGCTACACCGCAACCGTGCTTATCAATTCCTTCACCCCAGTTTCGGGTGCAGTGGGCGACCTAAGCACCTTCAGCGTGTCGTTCCCAACCACTGGTGCAGTTACTTACGCAACTGCCTAACAAAGGAAAATAAATGCGATTCAACCTAGTAATCCATTTCGCTGATGGAACTAAAAAGGAGATTACGGCCAGCACGCCTGACCTAGTCGCCTTCGAGGATAAATTCAATCTCTCAATAGGGAGGTTGGCGACTGAGCAACGCCTTGGACACTTGCTATTCTTGGCGTGGCACAGCGAACAACGGACTAAAGCAACCAAGCTGTCTTATGAAGACTGGCTAGGAACCGTGGAATCCGTTGGAGAAGGTGAGAGCGACCCAAAATAAAGGGTCTCGGTGACGACTCAGCTCACTGGTTCGTTGCCGCTCTTGCTGTCGAAACACACATCTCTCCCAGAGAGTTGCTCCAGCTCGACGACAGGATGTTGTGGACCATGTATCGCTGGATAGTGGCAAAAGGTAATAAAAAGTAGAAGCCGCCCCTTCGGGGGCGGTTTTCTCATTCGGGTAGAATTGATACAAGGTAAGGTGGTCTGATTATGCTTACTAGCATTTTTGCTGGATTATTCTCAAGCTACCTCAGAGCCGCTCTATCAAGCTTCAATGGCATTTCTAGGGTGGGTGCCGCCAGCGGGCTCCGTATTGGGGATTTTAACAATGTCTTTGTAGCAAACATGAAGAATGGCACTGCTTATGTAGACATGGCAGACTTGCTTGCCCTTGAAGCCGCTCTGAAAAACCTTGGCCCAGAGTTCTTGGCTAAATTCAGAAGAGATGCCACAAGACTCGGTGTTCCAGCTCGAGATGCTGTACAGAAAACATTTAGAGAGGTTTCGGCAGATGGCCCGTTGGGTGGCCCCAAGGGTAAAAAGACAGCTCACAGAAGTGCAACACTTAGGCGGTATGACCGCTTTGCCACTTCAGAGGTAGGTCGCCTTAGCTGGGTCAATTCACGAATGATGAGCCAAAACAAGGCAATCGATGTCAATTACAAAAACAGAAATGCCAAAAAAGACCAGATGAAGATAGCCTCAGGTCTTGAGGGTCAATTGTCTGTTGTTCGAGTAAGGGTCAAGGCACCCGCTTTCATCGTTGCCGACATGGCTGGTGCTAGTGGCAAGGCTCGCAAAGTTAGCGGACAGCTAACAAGGGAATATCAAATCAATCTATTTGGTAATGGCGTAGTTACCCGTCGTCACAGGGTCAGTAGCGACAATGTGGATAACTGGATTAGAGCCCTGAATAGCAAAGCCGATAATAAACAACAGGGTGTTCCATCTCGCTATGCGTGGCCAACTCTTGTGGAATTCGGGCCTAAGCACCGAGAAAATACCTCTAAACTTCTAAATGAAACCATTGTTTTATTGAACAATAAGCTCGCAAACCGAGAATTCAACGCAAAGATGAGTAAAGGCTAATGGCACTACAATCACTGATTCTCCCAATCATCACCCTTTTTAGGTCTGCTGGTGTCAATGCCGCCAGAAATGCCGTAAAGGGTCTTGGAGGAGACTTCTCTGCCTTAGCTTCCAATATCGGTCAGGCCGCTGGTGCCTTCTCGGCATTCCAAGCTTTATCTGGTACTCGTGAGTTTCTAATTGGGGCAGTAAACACTAGCCAACAGTTCGAAAGAAATATGCTGGCTCTCTCTCAGGTCTTTGAGGGAATGACTCCACAGCTTCGTAGATTTACGAAGGAAGTTGAAAGCTACGGTATTGGACAGAACCAAGCCGCCCAAGCTTCGGTCTTTATTGGTTCGGTTCTAAAGCAGTACGGCTTCAATGTAGACGAAGCGGCTGATGCTACAGGCAGAATTGTCAAGCTGGCTCAAGACCTTGCCACAACCTATGGCTACGATGTCTCAGAAGCCCTCCTAGCCGTAACCGCTCTGTTCCGTGGAGAGTTCGACCCGATTGAAAAGTTCGGTGTCTCCATGAAGCAAAATGAAATCAATGCTGAATTGGCGGCTAGAGGACTTGGACATCTTGAGGGTGCGGCAAGAGAAAACGCTGAAGCAATCATCACGCTGGACTTTTTGTTCAATAGAGCTTCTGATTCGGTTGGAGCATTTGCCAGAGCCCAGGACACACTTTATGCCGCTCAAAAGCGTTTAGAAGCAGGATTATTCAATCTTCAAATTGCATTCGGTGACGAGCTTCAAGAACCTATAGCTAATGTTGTCAATTACATAGCTGACCTTGTTCAAAAGCATGGCCCAGACTTAGTAGTCATAGCAGAAGATATTGCAAGGGGTTTTGACAACCTACAGCCATTATTTGAAGCTACTGCCTCTACTATTTTTGAACTTATAGAGTTACTAGAGCCAGTAGTTGCTGTTTTAGCTAGTATCGCCAATTTAGTTGGCACCATTCTGACTCCCGTTTTAGTGGTTCTCAATGATTCTCTTGACCGTATAAATCGTCTATGGGATGTATTGAGAGTACTTATTGATTCGGTCGGAATTTCAATTGATAAATTGATTGGAAAAGACCTAGAAGAGTGGCTCAAAGACAATTCTTTTATTATTCGAAGCCTTTTTGGCGGATTAGAGTTCCTAAACAAAGTCCTAGAAGATTCAGCCAAAGAAACCGAAAATTGGATTTATGAGAATGATTCAGCCGCCAAGGCAGTAAGAGATAATACCAACGAGCTAAAACGTTTTGAGCTTCAGGGGCAGAGAAGTGCAGAAGCCCTACTCGAAATGCAACGGGCGGCAGAGCTTGTTCAAACACCACTTACTGGATTTTTAGGAATTCTAAATGATGTCGGTATAGAGGCTGAAGATGCCGAAGGCAAGCTAGTTGGCCTTGGAGCTATTTTTGGCGAAATTGAAAACGCCGCCAAGCAAAGCGAAGCAAAAGATGCCCTACTTGAAATTGGCTTCTCAGCCGCTCAAATAGAAGAAATCCTGACTCGCCCTGACTGGGAGCAGATTTTCAAGGCAATCACTCGACTTGCTCAGCTTGCCGCACTCGACATCTCTAAGTCCATGTCGGTCACAGCCGCCGCCCTTTATTACAACACAAAAGATGCACTAGAAAAGTTACTTAAGGATGGCTTCAAGACAACTGGTGGCGGTGCTACTGATTTTGTAGGTGAGTTCTTCGGTGGCATAAATGAAGAGATAGCCAAGCAAAGTGCCCGTATCAAACTCAAAAAGATGGGTGCCAGCGAGGGTCTTATCGATGCCATTCTCGGCTCCGATGGCTGGGAAAAAGTATTAGCCAAGGCAATCTCTGGCGGAGTAGGTGGGCTAAAGAAGCTTCAGGCTCAGTTCAACCGCACACAAGCTGGTATCGAAGAAATAACGGCGGCTACGGATGCATTCGACAAGGCTCAGCAAGAGGCCCTAGACAATGCAACCAAGCAAGCCGAAGAGCATATAAAGGCATTACAAAAAGTTGCCGACGACCTCAAGGAAAAGTATTTAGAGGCTGACAGAGCGGCCAAAGAATTTTTAAAAGGCATTGACAAGATAAACAGCATCGAAATTCTTCCAAATGCCGAGGAAGAAATCGGTAGATTCGAACAAGCTGTCATTGGTTCCGTTACTCGTATTCGGTCGGAGCTTGAAAATGCTTTTGACCGAAACCTCATATACAAGGAAGACTTCGAGGCCATTAGTGCTTTCGTTGCCGCCGAAGAATTTGAGCTAAGAAGACTAGCAAAGGTTCGAGATGATTTAGCAAAAAGATATACGCTTTCCGAGGCTCTAATCAATGAATATCGTGGGGCTCTCACATCTGCCCTACAGCTAACAAGCCTCTTCAGCAAGCTGAAAAACGAAACCGAAAAGCAGACAATTACCGAAGTTCAAAGAGGGGTTGTCAGGCTCGGCAGGTCTCTAAGAGAATTTGAAGTGGTCGTTACCCAGAGCTACGAGAAGACCCTTGAAACAGTTACAGATAAAAGCCAAGAAGTACTACAAGGCTTTAGAGACATGGCTCAAAAGGCCCGTGATTTTGCTCAAAATCTTCGTACTCTTCGGGCCATGGGGCTCAGTGGCGAGCTATTCAATCAGCTAGTACAAGCTGGTGTCGAAGCTGGTGGTGAGACTGCCCAGGCTTTGGTCGATGGCGGCTCAGACACAATCAATGAGATTAACAATCTTTTTGCTGAGATAAATGCTCTTGGAGCTGACCTCGGCGAAGAGGTTGCCGCCACCATGTATGGGGCTGGCATTGACATGACCAATGGCCTTCTTGCTGGTATTGCTTCAGAACAAGATAAAATGCTTGCTCTTGCCAGAAGTATGGCTGAGGCATTTAGCCGTGAATTCAAGGCAAAGATTGAAATAGCAGTAGACAAGCCAGTCCAGGCGGCTAAAGAAAAGTTTGAAGAGGCCGCTGCCGCTGTTCCAAAGATAGAAGAGATTGACCTACAGGCATTAGCAAGAATCAATACTCTTATTGAGAATACCAATAAGTGGCTAGGCAAGAACCTAAGCGTATTTGAGCGTATTCGGTCAGAAGATATTCTTGAGATTTATCAAGGACTTAGAACTGACATCTTGAACCGTGTTCCAATAAATCTTGCTGGCATTGGCCCAGGTATGTCCGTTGAAGAGGCAGTCCAAGCGGCAAAACTAGCTGGTGGCCAATCAATCAATAACTTCTATCTGAATATAACTGCTGATAGTAGGGCATCTGGTTCCAAGGCTGGAGAGGCTGTTGTCGAGCAACTAGAGGCATTTACTCGGGCTAACGGCAGTGGAGGGGGCGGACTTCTCGCCCAGTTGCTCTAATGAGTATGCCTATTGAAAAAGTAGAAGTTGGTTTCGATACCAGCTTTTCTGGTGCTGGCAACTTTTTTACCTTAGATGATTCAACCAAGGGACAATTAAATAACACTGGATTCCCGCTGGCTGGTCTTCAATTTATTGACGTTACAGACAGGGTTCGTAATTTTGCCATTTCTAGAGGTAAATCAAGCCTATTCGCTAGTTTCCCCGCTGGTCAGCTAAATGTCGAATTCAATAACCACGACAGAGCATTTGACCCTCTTTATGCTCAATCTCCATTTATCGGAAACATCGTTCCAAGAAGAGAAATTCGTGTAACTACGGCAGATGAGGTGCAATACACGGGCTGGATAGATGACTGGTCTTATTCCTACTTGCCCAACGGAGATTCCGTAGCTGAGGCAATTGCTTACGATGCCACAAGCATTATTGCCAACCAGGTGCTAAGTGCTGGCACCCCAACAGCTCAAAAAACAGGGGCAAGAATCACCAGCATTTTGAATCAAATTAACTGGTCTCCTGAATCAAGGGCCATTGATACAGGTGAAGCAAACCTGAGCACTTTTCCAATTGAAGAAAATACCAATGTTGTGACTTACCTACAGCAAGTAGCGGCTTCAGAGCCAGGCCTAATATTCGTCTCAAAAAATGGCAAAATCACATTTATAGACCGAAGCCAGACTCCAACTTCGGAGACAGTTGTGCAGTTTGGCGGTACTGGTGTTCCATTCCAGAACCTAGAGGTCAGCTATGGTTCGGACAATCTTTATAACCAAATCATTATTGCTAGAGAAGGTGGCGGCACTGCTACGGCCAGCGACCCTCAAAGCATTGAGGACTATGGTCTTAGGGTACTTTCGGCCTCTAGCGTGCTTTTAGCTACAAATGACGACCTTATAGACCTAGCACTTATTTTGGCTCAGCAATACTCCCAGCCTGAATATAGATTTAGTAGCCTAGAGGTCGCCCTACATAAGCTAGACCCAGAGGAGCAAGCAGAGGTTTTGAGCCTAGATTTAGGTGGCATAGCTCGGGTTACTTTTACCCCAAATGGCCTGGGAGACCCAATTCAACGCTTTGTACAGGTTATCTCCATTGACCATACGGTAAACACGGATAGGCATTTCGTAGAATTCGGCTTCCAGTCGGTAGAATATGCTTACCTAGTATTGGATGATGCCGAGTTCGGTAAACTAGATTCATACAGTCTAAGCTGGTAAGGAAATCATGGCAGGTCTTGGCTTCAAGGTATTTACAGCGGGCGAGGTTCTAACCGCCGCTAATGTTAATGGCTATCTGATGGAGCAGTCCGTCATGGTCTTCGGTGGCACCGCCGCTCGTGGCTCTGCCATAGGCACTGCCGCTGAGGGTATGGTGACCTATCAGACGGATTCCAACACAATTACGGTCTATGACGGCTCAGCCTGGCAACAGGTTTATCCATCGGCCACTTCTGCCGTTAATTCAATCACTGCCTCTTACACTGCTGTAGCTGGCGATGCTAACGACACGATTTATGTCGCCTCAGGAACGGTAACCGTCACAGTCCCAGACGTTCTGGCCGTAGGCGAGCGTATTGACATTTGGAGAAATTCTGGCGGAACTGTAACCATCGCCGCAGGAACAGGCGTGACCGACTGGGCAGGTGCAGGAACAGCGGGAACAGCAGTCACCTTCAAGATTGACCAGACCTACAATGCTGCAACTGTTCAAAAGGTTGCAGCTAACACCTACCGAGTAGTTGGAAAGATAACTGCATAATGCCTATTCCTTTAGGAGTTCTTGCTGTTGCGGGAGCAGGGGTTGCTCCTGTTCCAGCGGGTAATGCTTATGAGTGGCTTGAGACGCAGATTTTGGGTAATGACACGACAGCTCAGATAACCTTCTCAAATTTAAATACGAATTACGCAAGCACCTACAAACATCTGCAACTAAGAATTACAGCTCGTATGACTGGTGCTGTGAATTTTGAGGAAATCTACTTTAGATTCAACGGCAGCAATTCAAATAATTATCGCTGGCATTGGCTAAAAGGTGACGGCTCTACAGTTGTTTCATCTACGGCAACTGACAATGCAGGTCGAATTTCTATAACAACCCCAGGGGCAAACGCTTCAGCCAATATCTTCGGAGCAGTCGTCTGCGATATCCTTGACGCTTTTTCAACAAATAAATACAAGACCATTAGGTCGCTATCTGGTTCAACTGGAGCATCTAATGGCGTTGAGCTACTTTCTTCAAACTGGTATAACGAAACATCTGCTATCACTTCAATTTTGCTAGGCACGGACAGCGGTTTCTTTAAGCAGGGAAGTCGTATCTCCCTATATGGAATGAGGTCTAGCTAATGCCTACTGCTACTTATATTGCTTTAGCTAATTACACAGTTCCATCAGGTAACGCAACTGCTGTTACTTTTTCTTCTATACCTGCGACCTACCGAGACCTTGTTTTAGTAATAAGCGGAAAAGCAGTTTCGGGTGAAAGCTTTTTTTATTCCTACTTCAATGCCGATACAGGTGCAAACTACTCTCGTGTCGAAATGACTGGTTCTGGTTCTGGTTCGGGTTCAAGTGCTAGCTTCAGCAACTTGATTCCAGTAACACTAAACAGCACAAGTGAATCAGTTTTTATGATGCACATTATGGATTACTCTGCAACTGATAAACACAAAACAGTTCTCTACAGAAACAACTCGGTGGATGCAACTGCAAAGATTCTTGCAGGAGCAGGAAGATGGGCAAGCACAAATGCCGTCAATAGCGTAAAAATAGAGGGATTTTCAACGGCTTCGATGGCACAGGGAGTTACCCTAAGTCTTTACGGAATAGTGAGCTAGACATGAGTGCTTGGACAGTTATTGCACATACCGAGTTGCCTTCGGCTCAGGCTTGGATTGAGTTTGCCTCTATTCCTCAGACCTACGATGATTTGGTTATCCTCTGGACTGCTCGCAATAGCTCTAATGAGGGTCAGGGAAGAATAAAAATAAATAACTCAACTTCAAACTTTACTGTTCGTTTTTTAAGGGGCGATGGTTCATCGGCTAGTAGCTTTAGTGATACTGTTGGTTTTCCTGCTCACATTGTGGAAAGCGGAGCAACTGCCAGCACTTTTGCCAACATCCAGCTCTATATTCCCAACTATAGAGCGGCAACCGCTAAAAGCATTTCAGTTGATGGGGTAACAGAAACAAACGCAACTACTACTTACTTATCCATCTCAGCTATGCTTTGGAATGTTACTGATGCCATTACTAAAATCGAGCTAGGTTCGGCAGCTAATAATCTTGTCCAATACAGCTCCGCAACCCTCTACGGCATAACAAAAGGCTCTAGCGGTGGCGTCAGCGTTAGCTGATAACTCAAAGACAGGTAGAATAAAAACATGACAGACAGACCAACACGCCTAGTTGTAGATTGCAGCCTTCCCGAAGGCCACCCTGACAAGGTGCAGATTATTCCCCTAACCGATGCTGAGATAGCAGAGCGTGAGGCACAAGCCGCACAAGCCGCTATCGAGCAGGCTGAGAGGGAAGCTGCCGAGGCTCAGAAACAGGCAAACAAAGAAAGTGCAAAGGCAAAGCTCGAAGCACTAGGTCTATCAGAGGCC